AGCTACAAATGTTATTTGATAAAGTAATAGATGTAGCACAAGAATTTGCTGGGTCTGGTCCTGTTGATGGACCGGGTTCAGGAGTCTCTGATTCGATACCTGCAAGGTTATCGGATGGAGAATTTGTCTTTACTGCAAAGGCGACAGAACAAATCGGAGAAGACAAATTAATGTCTATGATGAAAGAAGCTGAAGCTCAAGCAGATGGAAGACAAGAATTAGCTATAGGTGGCAAACCTTTGAGTGAAGAAGAAAAAATATTAGAAGGAGTTGAAACTAGCGATTCTCAAAGAGTAGCTAGAAAAATTTCTGATAATATGCTTGACCCTTATACTCAAGATAGGTATGTCCGTAGCTAACAAGTGATAGAGCTACCCTATTAGCGTAGGCACTCTATCAAATAAAAACCGAAAGGCTACCTTTACAATACAAGCCCTCTAGTCGACATAGAGCTACCTTGTAAACAAAGCCCCAATTAGGAGAAAAGAAAATGACTAATAAAGTCCAAAAAGAGGAAACGCCAAATCCTTATAATGCAAATAAACCTTGGCACAAAGGAGAAGATAAACCTTTTTTATCATCAGAAAGTCTTTATTTTGAAGAACCTTCTGAAAAAAATAAACTTTTTAACAGCAATGATGTTACTGAAATTAAAGCTGAAGGAAGTGTAAATAGAGAAGAACTGGAAACTACTAAGGATAAACCTTACAAAAGACCAGACTACAAAAAAAGATATGATGATTTAAAAAAACATTATGATAGTAAACTTAATGAGTTTAAAACTAGAGAACAAGAGTTAATAGAAGAGGCTACTAGTAATAGAACCGAATACAAAGCTCCTAAATCTCCAGAAGAACTAGAAGAGTTTAAAAATAACTATCCTGATGTGTATCAAGTTGTAGAAACTGTTGCTCATATGCAATCTGAGACTAAAGCAAAAGTTCTAGAAGAACGCCTTAGTAAACTCCAAGAACGCGAGAATCAGTTAGTACGACAAGATGCAGAACAAAGGTTAAATGAAAAACATCCTGATTTTGAAGATATTAAAAACAGCGATGATTTTCATACTTGGGCAAAAGAGCAACCTTTAGCTATTCAAGATTGGATATATAAAAATGCTAATGATGCCGATTTAGCTTCTCGTGCTTTAGATTTATTTAAGAAAGATTTTGGTATAGAACCTACAAAGACTAAGTCATCTTCTAAACCGACTAGAAAATCTGCTGCAGATATGGTTTCAACTAAAACAACAACAGTTGAACCAAAGCAGGAGAAAGTATGGTCAGAAAGGGAGATTGCTGCGTTGAGTATGGCAGAATTTGATAAATACGAAAAGGAAATATCAGATGCTATGCAAGAAGGCAGAATCACAAAATAAACTATAACTTAAAGGAGAAAGTATCATGGCTCAATTTTTTGAACCCTCAACTGATACCGATGCTAACTTTGCAAACTCCGTAAGTGGACAAACAAATAGTTTCTTTTTACCTTCGGTTTACTCTAAAAAGGTTTTAAACTTCTTTAGAAAAGCCTCGGTAGTTGAAGCTATCACCAACACAGATTATGCTGGTGAAATTTCCTCTTTCGGAGACTCTGTAAAGATTATCAAAGAACCTGTAATTTCTGTGTCTGATTACACAAGAAATACAGATACTACACAAACTAAACTAACAGACCAAGAAATCACTTTGGTTGTTGATAGTGCTAAAGCTTTCAAATTCATCGTAGATGATATTGAAACTAATATGTCACATGTCAACTTCAAAGAGGTTGCTTCTAGCTCTGCTGCATATGCATTGAAAGATTCATATGATGCTGCTGTTTTAGCAACTATGTTCTCTGGAGTTTCTACTTCATCACCTGACCATACATTAGGTGCTGATAATGCTACAGACTTAGGTGCTGGAGTATATGATGGAACTGGTAACATAGATTTAGGTGTGTCTGGTGAAACAGACCCTCTAGACCTTTTAGCTAGAATGGCAAGACTTTTAGATGAACAAAATGTACCTGAAGAAGGTAGATGGTTTGTTGCAAGTCCTGACTTCTACGAAGTGCTAGGTCAATCAGCTTCTAAATTGTTATCTGTAGACTTCAACGCAGGTCAAGGTTCAATTAGAAACGGATTAGTTTCAAGTGGTAAATTAAGAGGATTTGATATGTACAAATCTAACAACATTGCTAGTACATCTAATGCTGCTGGTAAATGTATGGGTGGTCATATGTCCTCTACTGCAACTGCTAATACTATTCTCTCAACAGAAGTGTTAAGAGACCCAACATCGTTTGGTGATATAGTAAGAGG